TACCGCTCGCCCTCCGGGGAGACGCCGGGCGTCTCGTCCAGTTCCAGCTCGTAGCCCAGCGACAATTCCTTGTTGCCGGCGTCGACCGGCGCTGTGTCGAAGATGTGGATATCCCCGAGCATGTTCTCGGTGCCGTCCTGTCGGCCTCCAGACAGCGCCGTGCCGATCATGTGCTGACGCACATTCTTGGCCGTGACCTTGCCGGGGTGACCGTCGGTGATCGGCTTGCCGCGCAGGCTCGCCATGGAGTCGGCGTTGAACACTTCTTCCGGGGGCCGGTACTCGCGCCGGGTGCGCCCAGCGCCATCGCTGTACAGGAAAACGCCCGTGCGGGTTAGCACCGGCGTATCGACGAGGTACCCCTCGTCCGTCCGGGTCGCCTTCAGCGGCGCTCGGTCATATCGCATTGCCATGATTTCTTCCTCAGTGGACGATCAAGGCGTCCAGCTCATCGAACAGCGGCAAGACCGCCTCAGCCCAACACCGGCAACGAATGGGTTTGCCGGGGTGGCCCTCTTCCGGGGGCTTGTCCCACTCGAATTCCTGGCCTTCACGCCCGACATGCTCGTCGCGCTCGCGCTCATCCAGGACGCCGCGCCACCGGTATTTCTTGACGCCGATATTGGTCTGGCGGTATTCGGTCAGATCGCCATTCAGCTTGCCGATCTGGTCGCGGGCGATCAGTTCGGCACGCTTGCGCGGTAGGTCGTAGGTTTCGCGGATCTGCTTGGTCATGTCGCGCAGCGACGTGCCATTGCGCACGGCGGCCACTACGCGTCCGTGCAGCGAGTCCAGGTACTGCTCGGGGATCGACTTAACTAGACCGATGTTCTCGGCCTCCCAGGGCCGCAGGATCCTGGACAGGCCGGGCTCCGCCTTGAAGACGTCCACGCCGTAGGCGCGGCGCAGCAGGCGATGGAACTGGTCCTTGTTGTACTTTTCGACACGCCGGGCCACCAGCCCGGCCAAGCCTTCTGCTTGGCCATCCGCCACCGTTGCCGCCCCAAGTGCCTCCATGAAGGCGCGCCGCAGTGACTCGAACCAGCCCTCATCCCCTTCCGGCGTGTTGCGCAGGTCGTCCTGGCGCAGCACCAGGTCCAAGACCGGAATGACGTGCCGCTCAACCGCCAGAATGGCCGCTTCGGCCTGGGTGCGCAGCGCGCGCAGATAATCGCGCTCGTCGCCCTGCGGGTATCGCCACTGCTTAGGTGGCCGCGGCGTACGACGTGGCCGACTCGCCGCCGGCGTCGGGGATGAGGCCATAGAGTCCTTCCTGCTTCATATACCGGTATGCCTCGTCCGTGCTGAGGCCGTTGTCCACCGCCGCGCCCAGCGCATCCATTTCGCGGGCCTGGGCCTCGGCGTTGGCCTTGCGGATATCCGCGTCTTCCTTCGCCGTGGGCGGCTTCAGGGCTGGCCAGGTGATAGACCACGCCTCGCCCTGCCCTTCGCCGCTTCCGGCCAGGCTGCGCTGCGCCCGTATCAGCGAAATCAATCGTTCCAACGCAGGGTTCACCTTCGCCGCCCGGCCCATAGCCACGGTGTTGTAGAAGCCCTCTAGGTCCCCGTCGCCCGTCGCGTTCAAGCCGGCAGCTGAGCGTCCGAAGATCTGTGTCACAGGCGCGCCAGCCTCGGCGGCGACGGCAATCTGGAACTCTGCCAGCGTGTCCTTGACGCCGCCCATGTCGGAACTGAGGACCTGGTAGTCGTCCTCAGAATCGACCGCTACGCCATTCAGGGCGTTGCGGACGGCGTCGACCATTTCCACTCGCTTTCGAATGGCCGCTTCCATTTCCGCCTCGATCGCTTCAGCCAGGCCTTTCATCTTGTGCACGGCCTGCTGCTTTTTCTCCAACAGACGCAGCGCCCAGTGCAGGCCTTCGCCGTAGCGCCGGATGGCGCGGAATACCCTGGTCACCGCCGGCCGCCCTGCCCATGGAATGCCTTTGCGGTTGAGCTTCGCCGGCAGCGGGTCACCGGGGACCTCGATAAGTCGGCTTTCATGCACGAAAAACTCGGCCGCAACGGCGCCAGGCGTCTGTGTCCGCACCCGGTAAAGCTCAGGCATCCCGAAATTTGCCTCATTCGGATCCGAGTAGCGCTTTTCCGTAGCCGAAACGTCGTCCAGCGTGAACACCTTCAGCTCCTCGAGCCGATCTAACCCGTCAAGGTTCAGCGGCTCGCGTAGCGCGCGCCCATCCTTCGCAATGACGACGATCGCTCCGCCGCCCGTGAGGCGCGCCCAGCGCCAAGCATCCGCCAGCGCCGGCAGGGCCTTCAAGCGGTCCAGCTCGCCCCGCACGCGGTCGTCACCCGTGATTTCCACGCCACGCGATACCGCCGTGTCCGGGATGATGTCCACCACTCGCGCCGGCAGTCCACCCTCCGCGTACATCGCCAGGTCGTCCAGCGTGCCCAGGCCGGCCGTCGCCGCACCGAACATGGCCTGGCCCAGCACCGCGCTCAAGTAGCCGTCTTGGTTCATCATTTGCTTGCCAGCGCCTTGAAGCGCCCTAGGTTGCTGCCCGCCGTGGCGAGCATGTCATTGATGGCATCGACGAGCGGATCCACCTGGTCGTCATGCGCATGTGTGTCGTCAGCCGTAAAGGCCTCGCACTCGGTCACGAAGTCGGCCACCCAGGGCGCCTCCTCCGGGATGCACACCAAGCCCGCCTCGATATAGCTCTGCACGTCCATGAGCCGCGTGAGTTTGTCCTTGTCGCGCTCCACACCCTTGACGGGGATTTTCCCGTCGGCGCCGATATCCTGGATCAGCCCGGTACCGCTGGACTTGTCCTCGATAAGCAATTGCCGCAGCGGCGCCGATAGCTTCGGATTGAACGGCTTGTTCTTGGTCCAGAAGTCCACGGCGCGGCGCTTAAGCTCGGGCGCCTGCCATTTCCCGCGCAGCAGGTCCAGCAGATAGATCTTGCCGTCGTCGCCCAAGCCCCAGCATTCGAAAACGCTGTAGTCGTTGCGCTCTGCCGTCTTCTGGGCGGTGTCCGCGAACACCTTGCGCGAGACGATCCGCGGCGGTACGACATACCGCCCAAACCACGCGCCCTTGATCAGGTCGCCGCCCAACGGCGCCGGGCGCTGCTGGTACTGCGCCGAGAACACATAGCGGCTGACCCGGGCGCCGTCCTGGTCGCCCCCCGCGCCGGCCTCCATAGCGAGCAGTTCGGCCAGCGGCTCCTTGTAAGGCCAGTAGCTGAAACGCCCCTTTTCGTCCCTGACGGTGCTGTCGATCTTCGCCTGGACCGCTGCCGGCAGACCGGCGACGTAGCCGTCATCGATCAGCGCGGGGATGACGACCTGTTCCCAGTCGGATCCAAGGTTGCCAGCCTCAATGAAGCCGGTGACGTCCTCCTGCGCCAGGCGCTGCATGATCACGATGATCGGCGTGTCGGGGTTTGCCCGACGGCTTTTCACCGTCGCGATCAGGTCGCGGTTTGCCTTGGCGCGGCGCGGCTTGCTATACGCGTCGCCAACCTTGAGCGGGTCATCTATGACGATGGCGCCCTGCCACCCGTCCGCCATATGGCCGGCCCGGAAGCCGGTGATCTGGCCGCCGAGCGATACCGCGTAGACACCGCCGGCCTTTCGGCCGTCGACCTCGATATTCCAACGCTTCTTGCTTTTGGCGTCCGCCGCCACTTTCAGCGGCCACAACGCCTGAAACTCGTCGGACTGGACCAGTTCCTTGGCCGTCTGCGAATTCAGCAGCGCCAGGTCGTCGGAATAGCTGATGTGCAGGAACCGGGCGCGCGGGTTCAGCGCCAGGCCGCGGGCCATCAGATTGATGGCCACCAGCTCGGTCTTCGACGAGCCGGGAGGCACGTTGATGACCAGGTTCTTGATGCGGCCGTCAATGACGGCCTGCACCTTTTCGGCGATCAGTTCATGGTGCCAGTTGACCCGGAACTTGATGGCCTGGCGGTGCTTGAAAAAGTACCGGCTGAAAAAGAGGTGGTCCTGCTCGCACATGGCCTTGGCCGTGGCGCGCAGGACTGCGGGGTCAGTAGTCGCGCTGGAGCTTGGCGACGGCGGCGGCGACTTGTGTTTCATCGACCACCACCGTTTTCTGTTCTATCGGGCCGCCGCCGGCGCCCGTGTGCTCCCGTCTGTTCGTGAAGGCGCCGCCGGTCTCCTTGGCGGCCTGTTCAAGGACTGCCGCGGCGCCGACGACATTCCCCCGGCTGATGTGCCGTTCGTAGATCTTCCCGAGTTGCCGCAGGCGGTAGGCCTGGTCGGCGATCGGGATCTCGGCCACTTCCTCCCGAAAGCGCTGGTGCGTAGCCTCGAACAGATCCACCCACTTCTTGGCCAGCCTCTGGCCGGCCACCTTCGTCGGGTCGTACTGGGCCACCTGGGAGCGGTGCACGTTCAGACCGAACTCGGCCTTTACCGCGTCGGCCACCTCCTGGGGGCTATCCCAGCAAGCCAGGGCCTGGACGATGAAGCGCTTGTGCGCCTCGGTGAGCATTGCCATTTCGTAGTTCCAGACTTAAGCCAACCGCAGCCGTGCCGTTACTTTTCGTATCACCAATCCGTCGGCGGCTCGCTGCTCCAACCCCGAGCCATCTAATCGACGAACGCAACAAGGAGGCAATATGTTCGGAAACTTCGTGCTCGGAATTCTGTGTCTGAGTGTCGGCTTCGGCCTTGGCCGAATGCAGTTCCGCTCATTCAGCCGCCGTACCAAAGGGGCCGGGAGAAGCGGTCAAGCTCACACAGTGCTGCTCGATCAAAATGTCGCTATCGAAATCTGGAAGCAAACTTTCAGTGAGTCATCGGAGATCGCCCGTGACTTTTTCAAGTGGCTCATTGGCTCGGCCAGTGCGGGCCTGGCAGCGACGGGCGCACTGTTCGCTGTAAAAGGAAACACTTATGAAGTCCAACTTGCCGCGGTCGCCTTTGCACTGCTGCTGCTCGTCGCCGCATTGCCGACGGCCCGCATGACCAACCGGTTCAACAACAAGGCCCAGGAGCTTGGCGCGCGAATCGCGAGCACGCCGAAAGGGCGCCGTGTATCGGTCTCTCTACCTTACGTATGGGAGCCCGGCAAACAGACATGGGTGGAATTCTTCGCGATCATCGTTCTCGGTGCTGCCATCCTCGCATTCATGAACGCGCTTGCGGCTTAATCGACAACTCACGCCACCTTCAGGCAGCACCCGCAAGCCCGGGCGATGTTCAGCCGGGGGGCGGCCGGCACGGTGCCAGCCGCGGCAACCAGGCGCTGCACATCCGCGGACGGCCCATACCGGGCCACCACGCCCACGAACTCCTCGACGTCGTGCCCGACGATCCGCCCACCTCCTACCATCTGCCTCCAACACGTTCAACCGCCCCCATCGGCAGCGTCATACCGCAAAAACACTTTCCTTTTTCATTTATTTCAATGTAAACTTCATTTTCTACAATGAAAAAAGGAACGACAAATGACCCAACCTGCTCAATTCATCAATGGCCCTGATGGCACGCCCGCCTTTGCCGTCATTACATACGCGGACTATTTGGCGTTGGAAGACCAAGACAAAAAAGCCCGAACTTCCTCGCCCGTCTCGCTGCTCAGCGAGGACGGCTTGTACATCACACTGCCTCATGGTGGTCCGGGTGCGCGCCTCGATCTTCGCCAGTTTATCGATGCCTGGGTGCGCCGCGGAACGATCTCGATGATGGCCGTCAATAAGCGCCAACAGGGCCTGTCCAAATTCACCGGCGAAGCGGTCAATTCGCTTGATCCTATCCTCCGCCGCTGCTTCCTCCCGGAAGGCTCACCGTATGTGAACTCGATGCAAGCCACAACGCCTGTCGTTGAGGCCCTCGTTCAAACTGGCGTTTTCCGCCAGACGGTCGAATCTATGCCAGGCTTTTACCGGGCAGTGCAATGTATCGCCATCGACCAAGAGAAGGCTGTGGAATTTCTGCGTAAGCACGGCGGCCCCGACGTGGAAATCGACATCCACAAGTTCATCCTGCCGTAATGCAAACTTAAAATAAGCCCGGAGGTGCCGCGGCCACATCCCAACTGAATATCAGGATCTCGCCGCGCTCCACGCCGCGACCACCGCCCACCGTGTAACGAATGTCAGTCACTTCGATGTGGAAACCATCGAAAGCGCGCCGGATATCCGGATGATCGTTCAGGCTGACGATCGCGCGGCCCTGCAACTGGCGCATGCGCGCCGCCATGTCCTCGTACTGTTCGAACCCGAACTGGACGCCGTAGCCTTCGGTCGCCCAATACGGCGGGTCCATGTAGAACAGCGTGTGCGGCCGGTCGTACATTTCCAAGCACTTCTGCCAGGGCAGGTTCTCGATGTACGCGCCGGCCAGGCGCAGGTGCGCCGCTGACAGGTTCTCCTCGAGGCGCAGCAGGTTCAGGCCCGGCGGCGCCGTCGTCGCGGTACCGAAGGTCTGCCCATCCACCTTGCCGCCGAAGGCGTTCTGCTGCAGGTAGAAGAAGCGCGCCGCGCGCTGAATATCGGTCAGTGTCTCCGGCCTGGTGATCTGCAACCACTTGAACACGTCGCGACTGGTCAGCGCCCATTTGAACTGGCGGACAAACTCCTCCAGGTGGTGCTGCACCACGCGATACAGGTTCACCAGCTCGCCGTTTACGTCGTTCAGAACTTCGACCTTCGCCGGCGTCGGCCGCAGGAAGAAAAGCGCCGCGCCGCCCGCGAACGGCTCAACGTAGCATTCATGCGCGGGGAAAAACGCAAAAATGCGATCGGCCAGACGACGTTTGCCGCCCAGCCAGGGAATGATTGGGGATGCCATTATTTGTGAGGATGTGTTACCGTTGCCCCGCCTGTACAGGTGGGACGGCCTCGGGTCGCTCACGGGCTTGGTCCGTGGGTCGGCTGTCGACTGTAGGGTTGCCGCCCTGCAGTCGTCGCCGTCTTTTGGCTTAAATATCAGAAAATAAGGGCACCTTTGGCTCTGGAAGACTCCGACACTCACGCACGGCGTAATGTCGTGCTCCTTTCGGCATCAGTTCTGCTGGCCGCTTGGCTGAAGCAGGACCTGCCAATCATTCTTGGCTCGCTCGGTGTTTCGGGTCTTCCGCCGGACACCGCGGAGCGCGTATGGGCGGCACTTTTTGTTTTGCTGGCATATCTGCTCGCTCGATACCATTTCACCCCGGACCGAGCCGAAAGATGGCTCACTGGGGCGAAGGCTGTGTCCGCAATCCAAGATCTGTGGCTGAAGCCATGGGCGCGACGCGAAAGGTTTCGCAAAACCAATATGAAGCGGGCGGAGACAGGGCACGGCCCGATTGGCGGCTCCGCGCGTGACTTCTGCGGAATTCCATGGCTGCGATCCCATAGTTTTCGGTGGGTCGACTATCAGTATCGTTATGAAGAGGAGGATGATCACTCTTTCGACGATCGATACCGCAACGACGTCCCAGAATCCGGCAGGCTGCCATTGTGGCTCGCACTCTGGAACTCAACAGCAGCGCTGGTGCTGCGTGTGCTGCTGAGCCGCGCAGGCCTCGAGGTTGCGGTCCCATACGGGTTGGCGGCCTTGGCCTTGATAATTTGCTCCGTTCGGGCCGGTTGGATTGTCGCTCTGACTTCGAAGGTATCGCAATGGTCGCTCGGAGGATGATTCGGCCCACGTGCAGAGAAATTGAAAAAGCCCCGGCTGTCTGCGCGGGGCTTTCTTCAGGTCGCACTTGCTGCGATAGTGGCAAGATTTTCCATATCTTGTCCCACATTGTCAAGCGTCGTGGGGGTGGCGCCGCCCTCCAGGTCCACCACGATGTCAGCGTCCCGCATTCGTACATCCAGGCGGTTCAATGCGGCGCGCCGAGCACCCTCCACCAACACGCGATAGGCTGACGACAGCCGGCCAATGTTCGACTTCGGCACGTCGAAGCGATCGGATAGGTCCCTGATCCGAGGCCGGCCGCGCAGAATGTTCGTGACCAGCAGGTCCACCAGCTCGCGCTCCCGGCTGTCATCGGCCGCTTCCGGGTTCAGCCACTTCGAGACCTGGCGCGCGCTCGCCGCGCCCTCGTCACCGGTCCCGTACTGAGCGTGCAAGATGTGGAAGCCGACCCCATCCCCCAGGGTGCGCTCCATCACCTTGACCGTGAACACCGCCTGCGCATGCCAGTCGTGCGGGGTCAGCCCCGACAGCGCCTTGCGCTCGTACTCGACGTCGAAGCGCTCCTGCAGCGCCTCGCAGATCAACTGCGTCGGGTTCTTGGGCTCGATCGGGTAGGCCAGCATCAGGTAGGCCACCGCGATCGCGTGTTCGGGGCAGGAAAACGTACCAGCTTCACGCCGCATTTTTCTTCACTCCTTGGGCCGGCTCCATGTCCAGCACGGTCAGCATCACTGACACGCCCGGCACCAGGCCGTAGATCTTGCGCTTGCTTGCCTGGACAACCTGCGAATCGTCGCGGTACGCGACCCCGTTGCAGCCGTCTTTGATGGCCTTCTCGACGTTGTCGGCGTCAGGCTTCACGGTGGGCGCGATCTCGCCGGCGGCCGCGCGACGCTGCCGCACGCCGGACCAGGACTGCGGGATCGGCAGGACTATGTCCAGGTCCATCCGTATAGGCCCGGTATAGGCCTCGCGCCCCGCCATGGCTTGGGCTGCAACCAGCTTGACCAGACTTTCATACGCCACGGTCGCCTCGGGCGTGTAATGGCGCGTGAAGACGCGCGTGGCCCCTGTCTTGGCATCGCGACCTATACGCGAGCTGGACTTAGCGCGGCCCTTCCCCTGCGGCACGCCTGGCACGGTGAAAACGATTTGCATCATGCTCCCTCGCTGCGCACGTCGCGCAGCCATTCGATACGCGCGGCCGTCTTGGCCTCCGGCGCTGGTTGGTGGTCCCGACATTGGCGGGGGTATTGCGGACTGACGAAGGAGCCCGGGCGGTCTTTCATGGCGGCGCAGCGGCCAAGCCCGAGCTGGGCGTATTTCGGCGCCTCGCGCAGCGTGAACAGGACGCAGCTGACGCAGTCGACGGTGGCGGTCATATGTGGACCCCGAGGTCTGCGCGAGCGCGGGCTTTGTCGTCCTCGCTGAGGCCTGCGGCAGCAATCACCCTCGCCTTGAACGAGGGGAACGGCTCGCCCTGCGCCTGCACGATGCCAAGCTCGGCGCCCTTCGCTTCCAGGCCTGACGCGGTGGTGAGCCACGCCAGCGGGTCGGACTTCGACACGGCCGGACGTGTGCCATTGACGGCGCTTTTCGCCTGAGGCGGGTTCAGCACCTTGACGACGAAGATGTCCAGGAAGCCAGGCGTTATCGGGCCGGCATCGCCGGTGGCCTCGCGGTCCAGCACGGCCAGGTCGTAGGCTTCGGCCAGCTGCAGGCCGGTGGCCTTGGCGGCGATCCATGCGGCGATGCGCGGGTCATTGCTCTGTGTTCCGCGCGGCTGTTTGCCTCGGGCCTGCTCCCTGCGGCGCAGCCAGACCGCAACCGCCATGGCGCGTTCTTCGGGCGTCTTATCCGCGTCCAGCGGCGGCGGCGCCGGGTCGTGGCCTTGCGCAGGCGCACCTGCGATAGACGCCGCCGCTGCTTCTTTTTCTTTTAAATACTGTCCCTGTCCCTGTCCCTCTCCCTGTCCCTTGGAGTGAGTTTCCCGAGGGACAACCGGGGGGTGTCCCGATGGACTTCCGCCTCCGTCTCTTGGGACATTCTTTTTTGTCCCAAGGACACCTATTGGTTGTCCTTGGGGACAACCGAGGGACAGCCACTCATCCAGATCAGGGACAGGCAAGTCTGTCTCGTGCCGTTGGTTGTGCTTCTTAATCCGGGCGCACTCGGTCTTCCAGCGCTGGACCATCTTGGCGCGCCACGCCTCGACGGCCTTCTCAGCGACGACGGGGTGATACAGGCGGCCATCGGTGCATTTCACCCAGCCGCGCAGCGCCCCGTCGCGGTGGCGCAGCCATTCCTTCGTGACGCGGCCGAAGCCGGCCAGCTGCGCCAGGACGTCGTCATCGTCCGGCAGGCTGGCGGCCGGCACCTGGTGCCAGGACGCGCACCACAGCAGGACAGCACAGCGGAATGCCTCACCGTCTGCCTTGACCGCCAAGTCGCTATCCCGCAGCCGCAGCACGTCCAGCGGCATAAAAGCAAAGTCGCGCAGGTCGCAATCGGGCGGAGTCAGGGGCGCGGGTAACTTTTCAAAATCTGTCATCGGTCACTCGCATAGGGCGTAGGCCGAACTGCACGCAGTTGGCTCGTCCAAGTCAGTAAGTAGGGAGAATTGGCGGCCACCGCGGGTGGTGCGGGACCACTGGATGACATGCTCGATCGTGCTGCTCTGACCTGAATGGCCTTGAGTGCCCATGTGGAAAAACGAGACTGGCGATCGTGGGCGGCACACTTGCGACACAAGCCGTTCCCACTCGGCAATCCGCTCGACCTCGGCGGGAAAGCGTCTCGAAATCTCCAGCAGCTCGCCCTTGCTCGTGTTGATGCAAGGCATGCACCCCACCCGCTTCATGGCCTGGCGATACAACGGGTTCGGCTCAATACCGGCAACGCGGTGCGCCTCAAACACGTCCTCGACGCGCCACCGAAGGATCGGGCGGAAAATCGACATGCCACCGCCCAGGTCTTCGTACGACTGGAGCCAGCGGCGCGCCTCCGATTCGTCTGCCCGTACACCTTGCCAAGACTCCACCACGAAGCCCTTGTCCACTAAGCCGAGCTGGTATTCGGTAATGGGGTTTCGCTTGAGATATTCCGTGCAGAACTGACGCTTACGCGAGGGAAATCCACCCTTGAGCATGCACAGATCTAGGAACGGGTTTCCGGTGGGATGCAGCAGTTCCAGCGCGCGCGTCGCGGCGGCCGGCGTCCAGGTGTATATGAATTTTCGGCGGCCGTAGACCACGCTTTCCAGTTCGCCGGCGGCGATCCTGGCCAAGTTGGCACGCTTCGTGGCGAACTCATCAGTGAAGTTTGCTCGCACCACATCCACTTTGATGCCCAATTCACGCGGCAGGTAGTCCAGTACATAGTCGTAAGTGACTTGATGCTCATTGCCGGTGTCGGCGAAGACGAAACGGCAGGCCTCGCGGCCATAGATTTCCAGCGCCACCAGCGCAGTGGCGGTGCTATCCTTGCCGCCGGACATTGATACAACTCGCAACAGGCTCATCACGGGCGCTCGCCATGAAAAAATACTTGCATACTTGCCAAACCGCCGTCGGAAAATGGTTCGTTGGGCCGCCCCTCACGAGACTCCAATTCGCGGTCGCGGCCGTGGCGTTCCTTTGGGCGCTGCCTGTTCTGCTTCTGGTAGTACTGAATTGGGAGCCGATTTCGTCCTGGATGACCGGGGGACAGCGCGCGGAGTGGGCTGCGGCAATCGGATCGATCGCGGCCGCGTGGGCCGCGGTTTGGGCGGCGGTTTATCCGCAGCGTGTTCGACGTCTCGAAGAGAAAATTGATGGGGCAGCGGAAGCATCCACGCATCGGAACGCGGTCGGCATGGTGCAAGCGGGTCTGGTCGATCTGGTGAGGAGCTACGGCATTACGAAGGACAAACTGGATATAGCCCGGCCCGCCATGCTCGCCGCGAGAAATGCGACCCGAATAGCGGCGGGCCTCGGCGCAGAGCAATTGGCGCAAGCGCGTGCAAACGAGCGAGCAGCCGAGGAGGAATTTACAAAGTGGCTCGAAAACCTTAAGCGCATCGGTGCTAAGTTGGACACGTCTAGGCTCACACTCGAAGCCGTGCCGATCAGTATCATTCGCAGGTTCGATTTCTTGCTTGCGTCTGACATTGCTCAAGGTATAAATCAGCTTCATGCCGTCAAAGGCCTTTTTGACCAAGGCGCCGCCGCATCCATATTGAAAATTGGCATCGATGCAGCTATTGCCGCGCTTGATCGCTTCGTGCGGCGCGTCGCAAAGGCCGATGAACTCGTACGGAATCAGCGCGACAAGGTCAAAGAGTGAGAATGTCGCCTGTCTAATTGAATCGCGCGTCATGCTGCGCTCCACAAAATCACCAACGGCAGCAGATTCCCGATCCAATACAGACCACTCAACATTGGGGCGACGTTGCCGGAAGGCTTGTTCCCGGCACTTCATAATGCCCCTCCCCCGCGCACGGCCAACGCGGTAGCGATCGGCCGCACCCAGATAGGCGTGCTACTGAGTTGGAACGATTCGCCTGCGCGCGACAGCAGGATGGCGCGGCCGATTTCCTCGGCCATTGCCTTGGCGGCCTTCTTCGGCACGGCGTTGCCAATGCGCTCCCGGTGCGCACTATCCGCGGTGCCATCCATCTGGAACACATCGCCGCGTTCTTCCGCCTCGGCGTAGTCGTCGGGATCGTACAAGCTCTGCAGCGCGGCCAGCTCCAGCGTGGTGAAGGGTCGGTGCCACGTGCCATCGAGCGACAGGATGCGGCACACCAGCTTGTCGTTGGCGGCCGGAAGTTCTGGAACATTTCTTGGAACATCGCCACCAAGAAGTGTTCCACCACCGAATCCAGCCTCTAACAGCGCCCGATCCGCTGGAACACAACGGGGATCCGCCACGGACCATGAGCCGTTGTCGTGGCAGGCCGAAGCCGACACGGCGCCTGCGTGCTGATCCCAGTCGGCCACCCCATAATGGCCGGCCGTCAGGTAGTGGTCGCCGCGCGCGCGGGCCAGGCCGGGCCGCGGATCTGCAACTGCAAAGGCGCCCTGCCCCGTCGTGCTGCCCGATATGACGGTTCGACTGGCACCATCCCATTCCGTCACGGCGTACTTACTGTGCCCGCCGCCGCCACGCGGATCCGCAACGCACAGGCCCCCACTGCCGAAGCGCGCGCCGGTCACGGTCTTGGCGGTTTCCTCGAAGGCGGTGACGGCCAGCTTGTTGCCGTGGGCAGCTGCTGGCCAGCCCGTGCGGGGGTCGGCCACACATTGACCAGTGCCGTGCGCGCTGGTCACGGCGCGCGCCACCGCGTCGAACGGCACAATCCGAAATTCGTTGCTGTGCTTGGCCGGGCCAGCATGCCGCGGATCCGCGACGCTGAAAACGCCCTGCCCCGGCGACTTCACGCCGATGACGGCGCCGGCGGTGTCTTCCATGCGCATGACGCCGAACTGGCTGTACTGTGCAGCACCGGCCGCAGCGCGCGGATCCGCGACGGAGAATGCGCCATTAAGCGGATAGCTCCGACCGGCAACGACGCCCGCGGTGTCTCCCATGCTGTGCACCCCCAGGGCGCCGCGGTGCATTTCCGGCACGATAAGGTAATCCCGCAGGTGCCCGCCCTCGATCGCCAGCCCGTTCAGGCTGCGCCAGTCGCTACCGGCTTCGACGAATGCCAGCCGCACCCAGGTCTTCCAGCTCAGGTTCGGGATACGGTGCATCGGGCCGGCGCGCAGGTCGCCCGGCAGGTGCATGCGGCCCAGGATCTCGCCGACGGCGCGCAGCGGGCGCTTGGGCGGCTCGTAGATAAAGGCCGGCACCTTGTCGGCGTGCCGCGCGATCAGCAGGAAGCGCTTGCGGCTCTGCGCCAGGCCGCCCAGTTCGCCGCAATCGTGGGCGGTTTCGCGCACGACGTAGCCATAGTGGCGCAGCAGCTGGACGATCTGGTCCAAGAAGTGGCGCCCGCGCGTGGCGATGCGCGGCACGTTCTCGAACAGGATGACCTCGACCGGATCATCCTTCCAGGCCTCCAGCATCAGCCAGACGCCGCGAAGCGTCAGCGCGTTGAGCGCCTGGTACTTGGCGGTCAGGCTGAGGCCCTGCGACAGCAGGCCGGAAAAGCCTTTGCAGGGCGCGGACAGGAAGACGATATTCGGACGACGGCCGCCAGCTGCAGCACGCACGTCCGCGGGCAGAGCCTCGACCCAACCGGCGGGCGGTTCGTGCCCATGAAAGGCGACGTACTGGTCACGGCTGAACAGGTCGCGCACGGCACAGCGCACGCCCGTGAAACGGTAGAAGTCTTCCGCGCCGGCCGGATCCACGTCGATGCCGCCCAGGCAAACCATGCGGCCCTGCAGCCCCGGAATGGCGGGCGCTGCGTCTTGCATCCCGGCCGCCCCACTACCGGCGCCAGCGAACAGGTGGAAGTGATTGATATCGGACTGGATCATGACGGGTCCGCCTCTTTGGCAGGGATCTGCATGCCCGCCGCGGCCATCTGCCGCTCAACCGTCGCGCGTGCTTGGCGGAGCGACACGATGGATTCGGAGGTTTCGCGATGGGCCTGGATCAGCTCGTCGCGCGTTGCTTGGCCATCCAGCAATGCGGCCAGCGCTGCGCTTGCCTCGGCTTGCTCGCGAAGGACGTTGGCCAGCTGTCCGACGCAGAGGGACGCAGAACCGTCCGTAGCCAGCGTGCGCACGGCCAGGTTAAGCGGGCGCAGCAGATCGTCGACGCAATGCCGGCGCCGATCATGCGGCATGGCCGCCAGCACCGACGGCATGAAGTTGGCCGGCAGGAGGTTGCTGTCCTTGCTCTCATCGTCCAGCCACCGGGACACGCGGTCCGCATTGGCCTTCATACGGGCAAACGTGTCGCCGGTGGGCGGTTCAAACCTGATGCCGGTCACGGCCGGGCCGTTCAGGGCTTCATGGGCCTTGACGATGGCGTCCACCATCGTCTCCCGGGACCAGTCGAGCGATTTGCGCCAGGCGGACGTGTGATCGCGTAGGACGGCGATCAGGGTTTTGTGCGATTCATGTCGCATGCGTCAGATACTCCGGGCAGTTACATTCCCTCCAGGCGAGCAGATCGAGGAATGCACGATGGAAATGAAGATGGAAGACGGCGCAGCCCAGGCCACACTGGCGCTGCTGAAAATTGCGAAGAGAATCGCCGACTGCGTGGTTGGTGAAGCGGACCAGGCGACAGTGCGGGCGGTCTTCGATCGGCTGTGCCTGGAGACGGACTGCCGAGCTGATACGGAGGCCCCGCCGGAGGAGGCCGCCGCGGTGCATTAGGGTGCGGCGGTGTACACAGGTGCTGTTGGGTCTTGAAGTCGCGCGCCTGTCAGAGCAGCGCTCGCCTACTGGACCAGCGCACGCGCGCACGTACAGCTCACGCATAGCCGCCCTCCCCGTCGTCGGTCCCGCGCAACGTAGAATCGGGAGTTCTCACACAGCCCTTTTCTACGTTGGGGGAACTCTTATGGGCATCGCCGAAGCAATCGCCGCCGTCAGAACAGCCTGGGGGGCAGCAGAAAGTGCGCTCGAAGCCAGAGACACCATCAAGCTGAACGAGGTCAAGATCACAATGAGCAACCAGTTGCTCGAGCTCTATACGGCGGCATTCGCGCTCGCAGAGGCGAAGGAAGCGTACGCAAGCCACGCCCGTGACCTTGAGAACGAGATCATTGAGCTTCGTAAAAAGGCCGATAAGCTGGGCCAGTACGAACGCGTTCGCACGCCTGTCGGCACCATAGTATTTGTTGAGACAGCGTCTAAGAATGACCCCAATGGCTCTGTTTACGCGTGCGCTCTGTGTATGGATGAAAGCAAAATATCGACGCTTCAGCCGGCACCAAACAATATCTATCTCACGTGCGCTCGGCACGGAAAAATAGGCTTCAACCAGCATCCATGGCCGTCTGGCGGAGTGGGTGTCCTGGCTCGAATGGAGTGACCTCCGCGTCATCACGCAGCCTCCTTCCGTAATTGCCCCTGGAAAAGCAAATGGACCAAGCCCCTGTAGACTTTCACCTTGAAGATCTTGAATCGCTGGCGGCCACCTTTCGTCGCGCGATCGAAGCGAGTGATCGCCGCAGCCTTCCGGCGAGTTTTCAGCACTTTCCCCGTGGCGCATGCGATGACGCTTCGCTGTTGCTTGCCGAATACTTGTTTCGGCAAGGATTGCCCCGCGCCCAACGTGTATCTGGCAAACGCGGTGAGCAGACCCATGTTTGGCTTGAGTTGCGTGGGATGACCATTGACATCACTGCCGATCAATTCGACGACTATCCGGAGACGCGTTTCGTCTTGTCGGAGGCAAAGTGGCATGTTCAGTTTCACCCCGTGGAGTCCAGAGCTGCGGAGATAGTCAAATTCGATTCGCACACGACCTCGACGCTGAGACGCGCATACACGGTCATCACAACCAAGCTGCCCGCGACAGAATGAATGAATACGCATCACGCCGCCTCCTGATGGGCGTGCGGCCTTGCGAAGACGTCAGGCCGGATGGTTTCGAGGTACATGCGCCTGGCAGCTGGGATGCCGGTCTTCCGCCAGTCCGAAACGGACGGATCTTTGACCTTGCACAGCCGTGCTACAGCTGCCGTACCGCCCAGGGCGTCGATGATGTCGGAGTCGGGATGTCTGGTATCCATTTGCCAATTATTAGGCATGCCTTATTTTCAGTCAAGGCGCACCTAACCACCTCGGAAGGCATGTCTAATTCACTTCGAATTAGGATTGCCGAATGAGCTCTCTTGCAGAACGCCTCCGCGAGGCAATGGACATTGCCGGCGTCAAGCAGGTTGAATTGGCTCGCGCCGCTGGCATCAAACCGCCCTCCGTCGCCGATTGGTTGAATGGAAAAACAAAGAACATCCGCGGAGCGAACCTTGTCAGCGTGGCGCAGTTGCTCAACGTGAGCGAGGCTTGGCTGGCTGATGGAACCCTGCCGCGCGAGCGCAAGCTGGACTCAGACTGGCCCTTCCCTCGGATACCCAAACAACGCTATTACGCTCTGTCGGAAGCGCAGCGCGCTGGTATCGAAGACTGGGTGGCGCGGCAGATTGACGCCTATGAGGACCAGCCTATCGTCAAAAGCGGCAAGGCTGAACGAGCCGCCTAGCCCGCGGCACCTAACGCTCGTTCCCCGCTGTGGAAAATTTTTAGCCGAGGTGTGACGAAATGAGAAAAGTGCTTGTAGCAGTATCCATCACGCTCGCACATGTGGCGCCAGCGATGGCCGAATGCATGGGGACTGATGCGCTCAGCACATGCTTCGATGACAACGGTAATTCATACCTGGTTCAGCGCATGGGCAACATGACCTTCGTGGATGGAACGAACCCGCAAACGGGAAGCGCCTGGAGCCAGACGAGTCAGACTTTGGGAAACATGACAATTCATAACGGGACCGCTGCGGACGGGAATACCTGGAATTCAACAACTCAGACTTTCGGCGACCAGACATTCACCTACGGCACCGACAGCCGAGGCAACACGTTCTCGAACACGTGCAACCAGTTTGGGTGCTTTTAGCTACAGCGAATATGACCCATCCACCGAAAAATAAGCTCCTCGACCTCATAAACAATGGGCACACGAGAACAGAGATTTCAACGCTCGCCACGCTTTTGTCCGGCAACGAAATCGCGTTGCTTGAAGTGCTGCTCTACATGCACGACCAGGGATTGATCAAGAAAGACGACTTGGCGGCACGGCTCAGGACCGGCGCCGATCACATCGAGCGTACGTTCAGTGAACAGGGCCAGGACGGGCGCGCTATGGCTTTCCCGTCGCGGCGTCTAGCTGCCGGCCTTGCTGCGGCGATAAGGATGGATGACAAGGACGACCCGGCATGAGAGCGACCAGACCAAACTACCCTCAGCTGGTAACAGACGACTGGCAGCGTCCTGACGAACCACCGCTTGATGATGGCGGCGGCGGGGGTGATAATGGTGACATGGAAGCACGCGTAAAAGCCCTCGAAGAAGCAATGCACCAGATCCGCCAAGATTTGGCCGTCATGCGCTCTAACTACGTCACCAAAGCTGACGTGGCAGACATTCGCGGCGAGCTGAAATCCGAAATCGCGAACGCTAAGACAAGCATCATCATGTGGGTCGTTGGCACGATCATCCTCGCCCAGGTGTTGCCTGCACTTCCTGGCATCGTGAAAGGCATCATGACCGCAATTAGCCAGTAGCCGACACTCCACCTAAAGCCGCCCTGTGCAACCGCCTTCGGGCGGTTTTTCTTGCCCGTTACAAATTAAATTAGGCATGCCTATTGTTCGATAGTTAGGCATGCCTTATATTTTGCCCATCTACTCACCGCCCGGTGAGCGAACGGGAGACGGACATGGAAGGCAACCAGCGGCGGCAGACGTTGATCCTCTGCACCACGCGGGCCCACGCGGCCTACAGCGCTATGTGCGCGCTGAATGGCCTGCACATGGTCAAGCTGAATTCGGTGGTGCCCATCAACCACCTCGCGGACATCCGCATCACTGCGAACGTGGAGGGCGCGTTGGTGCCCCGGCGCAGCGGCCTGGAAGGCAGGAACTAGCCATGGTCGCGTTCACCGCCCTGCGCGACGACGCGGCCCGCACCGCCGACCACGGCCACCTCCAAAGCGAGGCTGCCGTATCGATGCCACGACTTCAGGAAGACCGGATCATCGGCGTGCTGTGCGACCTGTTCGCCGGTCGCACCCAGCACGCCTTTGGCGAAAGCCTGGATTGGTGGAACGAAACACTGCAGTGCGACCTGGCACCCCAGGCTGCCGCCGGTGTCGCGCTCTCGGCACTCAGCAAATGGCCCTTCGACCAGCGCGCCGGCGCGCCTGGCGTGAAGGCATTGCAGGACGAGCTGCTGAAGCGCGCGCGCATGCTGATTGAGCGCTCCCCCAACGCCATCAAGGAGGCCGCCTAATGCTCGGCTTCCTCATCGCCGGCGTGATCGTCCTCTGTGTCGAAATCCGGGCCGCCTTCGCGCGCCGCCAGGGCCGCCGCAAATGATCGGCGCCCTCTTCCTTATTCCTACCGCGTACGCCATGGCGCGCGCCATCGACGCGTTCGCCGCTTATCGGCGCCGCACCGACCCGTGGGGACGCGCATGACCGCCGCCACGCTATGGATCCTCCTGGCATTTCTGCCGACCGGCGACGGTCATCCGCCCGTCATGGTCATCGACCGATTCGCAACCGAGGCCGAATGCCTCGACGTGCTCGCGGTGTTCCCGTTCGGCACCCGCGTCGACTTCACCTGCATGCCCAGCCAGCAAATCCGCACTGGCGCGGCGCCCACTTCGGAGAACAGCCCGCTATGAACGCCCCAACCCTTTCAGCCGAACGCGAAGTGGGCGCCG